GAACTCTCGCTCCGCTGCCCGCACGCGGAGCCTCGCCTCCTCGACGGCGTGGTCCCTGCCGTCCTTCTTGAGTTCCGCGATGGCCGCCTCCAGCGCCAGCTCTCGCAGCTTCTGGGCGGCGTCGGCCTTCTCCTTGCGGAGCTTGTCCTCGGCCTCCCGCGCGTCTTTTGTCGCGCGCTCCTGCGCCTCGGCGATCTTCCGCTGCAGGTCCTCGATCGACTTGAGCAGCGCCTGCTCCTCGGTGCGGAGTTCCAGTCCCTCCTCCTGCGAGAGATTGCCCCTCCTGATCCGGTTCTGGACCTCGGCCAGTTTGCCCAGCATCGCGGTCAGATTCTGCTCGTCGCTCCGGTTCGCCTCGTCCCTGGCCCCCTTGGCCTTCCAGTACGCCTCGATGAGCCGGTCGATCGCCTTCTTCTTTGCGGACGCGTCGTCGCCGCCATCGCCAATGACACCCTTGCCCTGGTCGATGGCGCCGGTCGGCCGATAGTTGGCGCCCTCGGTCATGAAGCCCGCATCCTCGGGGTTGGCCGCCATCCATTTTGCCATCTCCTCGCCGTGGATCTTCTTGTAGAGCGCCCGCTCGGCGGCCACGCGCCTGGCGCGGTCGGGGATCTCGCCCAGCACGGCACCCTTCTCGGCGGCGAACCGCTTCCGGCTGGCCGCCCCCACCGTCTCGCTCGCCTCGAGGCTCGCCCCGAACTTCCTCCAGCCGGCATACGTGGACCAGACCCAGTCCTGAAACCGGCTCTTCATATTGCCGAGCATCAGGTTCCACTGGTCGGCCACCACGCCCATGCCCATCAGGGCCGCGTCGCTCGCGGGCCTGATGGATTCGAACAGCTCCCGAAGTTCCTCCGGGCCGCGCTGCAAGAGGTTGGCCAGCTCGGTGCCGCTTCGGGACAGCAGCGTCTGGAGCGCGAGGAACCCCCGACCGCTCGCCTCGGCCCGCTGGTACCCCCCGGCCAGCGCGACGATCATGTCCGGAAGCCGCATCCGCGATAGCTCGGAGGCCTTGAGGCCCATCGCCTCCAGCATCTCGGCCTGCTCCTTCCCGCCCTCGCCCGCCTTGGCCAGGTTCACCCGCAGCTTCACCGCGGCCTTGACCACCGCCTCCATGTCCGCGCCCATGAGCGACGCCGCGCCGCCCACGCGCACCAGGTCCGATGGCATCTCGCGCAGCGTCTCGGCTAGGTCGCTCACCCTGTCGGCCTCGGAGAAGGCCCCGCGCACCGCGTTGCCGATCCCGTACAGCGCCGCCGCTATCCCGCCCCCGACCGCCGCGCCGGAGAACACCTTCGAAAACTCCGAGCCGAGCCGACGGTTGAAGTCCCGCGCCTCCTTCCGCATCCGGGCCAGCCCCCGGTTGAAGTCGGAGTCGTCCAGCCGCGATCTGGTGACCAGGTCAGCCACGGCGTTTCCTCCTCACGACCTTCGCCCCCTCTGGCAGCACCCCGCGCCTCGTCCCCGTGATCCCGCGGGCGGCGAGGGACGCGATCTGCTCCTCCTCGGCCTCCGTCACCCAGCGGCAGCCGTACTCGCCCTCGTTGAGCGCGGCCGCGTAGTGCAGCAGTTGGCCGTATCGGAGGAACCACGCCCACTCCGGATCCTTGCCGAAGGCCCGCGCCACGACCGTCACCATCCCCAGGTGGAAGGGAGTCGTGCACGGCTTGCCCTCCTTGGCCCGCTCCTTCAGCTCGGGCACCACGGCGCAGTCCTCGCGGTAGTCCGCCCACGCCATCCTCGCGCGGTGCACAGCCTTTGGTGAGAGCGCCATGCGCCGGATCGCAGCGATGTCCCTCTTGTCGGGCCGCCGCCAATCGATCGACCAGAGTTCCGCGAACGATCCGCACGCGCAGACCTTCGCCGCTCCCACCAGATCCGGGAGGGTGGCCATCGACGGCGTCCAGGGGAGCGGGTTGTCGATGGAGCGCAGCGCGGCAGAGTGCGCCGCGCAGAAGGGCCTCAGCTCACGGCCGAAGATCCGGTGCCCGTCACAGGGCAGCAGGAACGCCGCCGCCAGCCTACCCGCCACGAGTGATGCCAGGGCCATGGTCCATCGGGCTCAGGTGATCTTCTTGAACGCGACCAGGGTGCAGGACGCCTCCTCGAAATCGCGCACATTGTCCCCGATCTTCTTGTTGGTGACGATGTACCTGATCCCCTCCACCGTCACCGTGCCCAGCGCGTCGAACTTCGCCTCGTCGGTGAGCAGCCCCTGGACGTCGTAGTTGCGCTTCCACCGGTCCGGCTTCTGGATGCCGAGGGCCGCGGCCTCGCCATCGCGATCCGTTGCCTCGGCCTGCGCCTCGGGCTCGCGCGCCCGGTCCACGGAGTTGACCTCGATGCCGATGTCGTCGGACATCGCCTTGAGGGCCGCCTTGAGGCCCATCGTCACGGCCAGCGAGCCGTGCTTGTCGAAAGCGTCCGCCATGCACGCGGGCGGGTGTCAACGCTTGCGCGACCCGCGAGGCGGTCTGTACCCGGCCAGCTCCTTGCGCATGCCGGCGACGTGGGCCCGCGCCGCATCCGCTATCGCCCGGTTCAGCCGCGCGATCATCGCGGGCTCGTATTCCGCGCCGCTGCCGGTCCAGTCGAAGTATTTGAGCGCCTTTCGAACATCCATGACGAACCGCCCCCGGCCCGTGTGGCGCCCGAAGTACGCCGCGACCGGGATCCCCAGCCGCCGCAGCGCCGGGATCAGACCGCCCTTCAGCTTGCCCACGTGGCCCTCGATCTCCGTGACGTGGGCGTCGACCGCTTGCGGATTGAGCACTAGGCGCAGCGGCGGGGGCGGGTGGCGGTTGCCCCACCGGCCCCGCTTGTAGCCGCGCATGGCCCGGCCCATGTCGTAGGCGCCGATAGTGACCCTCGCCAGCGGCGAGCCTCCCGCGCGCAGGATCTCGCGCATCGCCCGCGCGTCCCCCCGGAAGTACGCGCCCCAGAAGGCCGTCCTCAGCGGGCGTTTCAACTGCCGCAGGAACCGGTTGAGCGCCGCACCCCGAGGATAGCCGTGCGCGAAATCCCTCCGCACCGCCCGCCTGCCCGCCCCCACCGTCGGCGGCGGGATCACGTCGATCACCCGACGGAACAGGCCGCGGGTGTACCTCTCGAACGTCTTCCCGCTGAAATCGTCGTGGTGCGCCTCGATGTCGCGGACCGTCCTCCCCCAGTCGGTCAGGTCCACCTCGAAGGAGACATCGGGGGACATCAGGGGACCGGGATCACGGCGCCGGTCGCCACCGGCCGCAGCACCATCTTCGATGCGCTCTTCGCCACGCCCAGCACGGTCGGGTACCACCCCTCCGCGAGATCCGCGCTCGGCGCAATGTCGCCCGCGGCGTCGGCCCCGACGACCAGGATCTCGCCCACGCTCAGCGCGCAACCGGGGGTGAAGTCGTCGTCCTCGGTGACCACGCTGCCCGGCTGGCCCGCCGCCCCGCCGTTGAGCGCGATCCCCGCGGCCGCGTGCTTGGTCGCGTCGTTCGCGTCGGCCAGATAATAGCGGCCATCCGCCGCCTTCCGGTACACCGCCTTGCCCGCGGTCACCGTCTCCCCGTAGACAACGGGCGTGATTCTCGCATTGGGCCCCGCCAGAACGTTCGCCGCAGTGATGACCTTCGCCGCCATGATCGCGGCGCGGTGTCAATCATCCCGCGTCCAGCGCCGCCGCCCATGCCTTGAACTTGAGCGTCCGCACCCACTCGTGCCGCGTGCGGCTCCGGGCGATGTCGAAATCTCCCGCCCCGAACACGCGGGCAAACGGACCCGAGAGCATGTCAGGAAGCGCCGTGTCGCGAAGCTTCCCCAGCACCTTGCCCCACGCGACCGCCAGCGCCTCGGGACTGTTGCCCGCCTCCGCCTCCATGATCACGTCCACGCGGCAATCCAGGAGCCACCGCCCCGGCCGCTTGTCGTCCTCGGTCGCCCCATCGACCATTGCCACGATCCGCGTGTCGGGCGCGTCCTCGTCGGAATCCACGCTGACCACCGGCAGCCCCGTCTCGGCGCGCTCCACAGCCGCCTTCAGCCGTTCCTCCACCGCATCGCACGGGTCGGTCATGTGACCAGCTCCGCGTGGATCGTGATGATCGGCCAATTCGAGTTGTCGGTGATGCCCGTCACCTTGTAGGCCCGTCCATCGGCGGTCAGCCGGTCGCCTCTGGTTGGCACCGGTGGCCCAACATCCTCTCTCAAAGCCCGGATCATAACGGCCGAGGAAGGATCAAAGCCCCCGGCCACCAGCCCATATTCGACAGCTGGGCTGCCGATCAGCGCGTAGAACGAGCGGCCCTTCCATTCGACCCCGACGCCGCGCTCGGAAAGAAGTTCGGAGAAGTCGGATTCGATGGGCTCCATGAACAACGGGGACTGTCAATATGCCCAACGAGCCTCCACCGCTTGCGCTAAACCAGTCTTTCATCAGACTCGTTGTACATGAGCACTTCTTCCCTCAAACCACCTGTGGAGCAACTCCGCGAGGTCATCAAACATGGCATCACGGTCGATATACTCGACGCCGAAAGAGCCTGGTTTCTTGTTCAAGAAATCCTCGGCACACACGACGCTCTCGCACCGCCATGGAAGACGTTCAGCAGCCACCTCGCCTCGATGGCAGTCAATCAAATCACTCTATCTGCGTGCAAGATCTTTGAAGTCGAAAAGCGACAATACCCACTTTGGAGCATCCCGACCGCGCTCAAGATTTTGTCCGCCAATGCGGGAGTTCTCCGCGTCAACAATCGACTTGCTGTTGAGCGCAGACTCGCGCGGGCTGGATTCACCCCAGTTAATATCAACGACGAAGACATCACACGTCACATCGCCAACCATTTTGACCAAATCCTGCCCAACACCCAGTACAGGGGCAACAATCTGCGTGCCTGCCAAACCCTTGATCACCTTAAGCTCTGGCGCGACAAACGCGTGGCCCACAACGAAATGATCGACCCCGACCACCTACCCCCGGTCGAAATGAACGATGTTTGGGAACTTCTCGCGCTCGCAAAACGATTCGTCGGGGTTGTTGGTCTTGCGTACATCGGAGAAGTTTTCGACTCCGACGATGGCAGCTACCTATCATCCAACGACGCACGACGGCCGACATTGGCATTCCGCAGATTGGCCAAGCCAAAATCTTCAGCCCGATAGTCAGGCCCGCCGAACTGGGTGAGTTTCAGACGTACTCGCCCGACACCAGCTGCACCTTGCACGCGGCGGTGCCGTCGATCTCGACCAGCGCGGGACCATCGGCGGCGAAGACCGTGGGCGAGTTGATCTCCTTCGTGGCCGCTCCGACCGGCACCCGCCCGGCCTCGGCCATGAGGAACACCTTGTCCCCCGGCGCCAGCGCAAAGGGGAGGTTGGCGACCATCGTGATGGTGCCCGCCTCCGCATCCACGGACGCCACCACCGCGCGGGCGGCCTGATTCGTGGACAGTTTCCAGAGCATCACCGCGTCATCAGCGGCAAAGCCCGTCGGATCGGCGCTCACCACCTTCTGCCCCGCCGCGCTGGCGGCGGTCACGACCGCCTCGGCCGCGTGGCGCAGGAACTTGAGGATCGAGCCCGCCTTGTCGGAGGTAGCGCTCACGAACTGGAGCCGGGTCATGGACCTCGGCCAAGGCGGCACCGCCGCGTAGGAAAGGGTCGTGCCATCATCGCCGATTGCCGAGAAAGGTCTCATCGCTGTCTCCCTTGGATGTTGAGTGTTGAATGTTGGCTATTGGATGTTGCGTCAGGGCTTCACCAGCCGCTTCAGCCCATCGGCCCGCCCCACCGTGAAGCCGTAGAGGCACTCCACGGTGACGTAGATCTTGTTGCTCTTGGTGTCGGAGAAGCGCAGGTAGCCGAAGGTCAGCCCAGTTGCCGGGTCGGTCACCGCGCCCGCCTCGTCGTAGCGGGCCGCGGGCACCAGGTAGCGCACCGCCACCGCGATCGCGCTGGGGTGGACCGCGAAACCCACCAGCTTCTCGGCGTGGCTCGGGGCGATCACCCCGGTCTCGTACAACTCGAAGCCCGCCAGCCGCTTGATCCGGCTGTGCTCGACCGCCGGGCCGCTCAGGGAGATGTTGAACGCCTTGGCCACCACGTCGTCGGCCAGGAGGTTGGTGTAGTAGCCCGCGTCGAGGATCAGCGCTCGACGATCCGATGGCATCTTGGCCGCGCCGCAGGCCTCGCGCACCGAGAGCACCCGCTTGTAGTCGAAGGCGGTCGGGCCGATGGCGGGCACCGCGGGCGCGCCATAGTTGGCGGCCGTCACCACCGAAAACACGTCCAGGAGCACGTCCAGGGCCAACTGCCTCGCGGCGGCCTCGGCCAGCGGCTCCAGCACGCCAAAGGCGGTCTCCGCCAGTTCGCGGGCGGTCACATGCACCGTCTTGAAGAAGTGACGATTGAGGGTCACCGGCACCGAGGCGACGGCCGAATCGCTGTTGGCGGTGTAGTCCCCGGCGAACTCGCCCGACTTGGACGGCGCGCCCACCAGCGGCACGCGCACGGTGTCGCCCTTCTCCGCGGCCTCGGGGGAGAAGTTGGTGCTGAAGGCCCCGAAGGGCAGCAGTTCGTCGGTGAAGGCCGGCAGCGCGGTCTGCGCCACCCGGATGTCCTTGAGATTGGTCAGCGTGTTGGGCATGGGATCGGTTCCTTATCCGTTGGAGGTGGAGAGGGCCTTCTGGAGCACGGCCTGCTGGCGGGCGCTTAGGCCCCGCCAGAAGATCGTCTGCTCGCGAGGATCGCTGATGGCGCGAAACTTGTCGGCCAACCCGGCGTCGGAGTCTGCCTCGCCAGCGGCGCTCACCTTGGCGGGAGCAGAAGTGCCAGTCTCGGCGACGATGCGGGCCGCCCGCGCGGACGCTCGCTTCTCGATGTCCTGCTCCTTGGTTTCCAGTTCACGATTACGGGCGGTGAGGCCCTGGATCGAAACGTTCGCCGCGTCGAGTTGCGTCCGGAAGCCATCCCGCTCGGTGGTCAGTGTCGCATTGGCCGCCTCCAGTTCACCGACTCGGGCATTGAGCGTCTCGGTGTTGCGACCGGCCTCGGTCAGCAAGCCCTCGCGGGCCTGCGCGTCGGCCTCCAACTTCGTGATGCGCCCCCGCGCGTCGGCCAGTTCGTCCTCGATCGTTCGGCTCATTGCACGCGAGGGGGTGTCAACCGATGCGGGCTTCACGTGCAGCCGACGCAGGCGCGCCATGGCCTCCTCCCGGTTTCGAACGACGCCGGCGAGGTTCAGCCGTTGCGCCATCCGCGCCGAAAAACTCTGCCCCTCGAGGGCCTCCTCCGGGATCTTCCGTCCCCGCGCCAACACCGCTGTGCGGAAGTCGCCCGCGATCTCCTCGACCTGCGCCTGCATCCAGTCGCGCTGCTCTCCGGTCAGCGGGACTCCCGGCACTCCTGCCCCCTTGAACTTCCCCGCGGCGAAGACATCCACCTTCAGCCCCTCGCCCTTCAGCCTCTCCGAGGAATCCACCAGCACCCGGACAACGCCGATGCTCCCCACCCGTGCGCTCGGCGTCGCGTAGATCGCGTCGGCCTGGCTGCCAACCCAGTACGCCGCGCTGAGCATCTCCCCGGCCGTGAAGGCGTACACGTACTTGCGCCGGGAAACCTCCGCGACGGCCGCCGCAAGCTCCGGCGTCCCATTGACGGCACCCCCCGGCGAGTCGATGTCCAGAAACAGCGCCTGGACGTCATCGCGGCGCCCCGCCTCCTCGACCGCCGCGATCAGCTCCTCGGTATCGGTCGCGCCATACAGGATCGACTCGACGATCCCCGGTCGCCGCAGAATCGGGCCGTGGATCGAAACCACACCGATGCCGTCCTCGATGTGGAGCAGATCGCTCTTCGGATGGGCTGGGAGTTCATCCGGTGCATCAAACATCCCGTCCTTCGCCGCCATCGCTCGCAGCGCATCGGGACAGATTAGCCAGGGGTGGCGGGAGAGGAGGGCGTCGGTCGCGGGCACGAGCAGAGGTGACTGTCAAAGCGAGCTTGCGTTACGAGGCGCTCGGCATTGAATACACTTATGCCCTGCGAGGTTTGCCCTGGCCAGGGACCGCGACCATGGACGGGCCCACCACTGTCAACACCTCTTCCGCAGCGCCGCACTGGAGGGATAACATGAAAGCACTTGCCCGCATTCTCGTTTGCTTGATGATCACCGCTTCCACTGGCCAAACCCAGGTTCCGGAGATCATGAACTACCAAGGCCGCGTGGCGGTCAACGGTACCAACTTCGACGGTACCGGCCAGTTCAAGTTCTCACTAGTGGATGACGGTACTACGATTCCCCCTGTTCAGGGAGCCAGCGCGGTTGCCCAAGTCAGCTATGGCCGAATCGTAGGGTTTACGGTTACGGCACCCGGATCCGGCTACACATCCGCACCGTCCGTTACGATAACAGATTCTACGGGCCAAGGAGCGACAGCGACGGCCCACATCAGCAACGGGCGGCTCTCTTACATCAGCGTCAACTCCCAGGGGACCGGTTACTCGTCCAATCCCACTGTCACGATAGCCGCGCCCCCAATGCCCCAACCAATCACAATAACGTTTTGGAGCAACGATGGCACCGGAACAAACGGCGGAGCCCCAAACTCTTCGATCCCCCTACCGGTCCAAAAAGGACTGTATTCCATATTACTAGGCGATTCCGCTCAAACCAACATGACGCAGATCCCGCCACTCTTATTTACCAACTCCGACGTTCGCATTCGGATATGGTTCAACGACGGCCCCAACGGCTTCCAGCAACTTGTTCCAGACCAGCGAATTGCCTCCGTCGGGTACGCGATGCGCGCGCACACTGTCGATAATATTTCCGGTGGCCAGATCCTTAACGGTGACGTCCAAGCGGTAAGGCTCAATATCGGGATTGGTCACACTCTCGGCGGCTACCTTGGAACGATCGGGGGCGGATCTAACAATACCGCCAGCGGCGATTACACCACAATCGCCGGCGGGGCAAACAACATTGCTTCAGCCCATGAGTCCACGGTCGGCGGTGGTTCCGGTAACGCCGCTTCCGCCGACTCTTCAACAATCGCCGGGGGTTCTGGCAACATTGCCGGAGGCTTTTTTGCCGCTATTGGCGGAGGCCAAGACAATCTTGCAAGCAACTATTGGGCCACGATTGCCGGGGGATTCGAAAACGTTGCGACGGGGCAGTATACGAGCATTGGGGGCGGAGACCATAATAGCGCCACAGGATATTCAGCCACCATTGGCGGAGGCTCTCAAAATCATGCGATAGGCGACGCCGCTGCCGTGGGTGGTGGCATCGAAAACACTGTCGGCTACAGGGCAATGGTCGGAGGTGGCAGCAGAAATGTCGCGAGTGGTGCCTGGTCTACTGTCGCCGGAGGAGACACCAACGTCGCAGAAGGGTGGCATGCGAGTATTGGAGGTGGACGTGGGAATCGCGCCGCCGGAACGACCGCAACGGTTGCTGGTGGTAACCAAAACCAAGCTATTGATGATGCGGCCACCGTGGGTGGCGGCCAAAACAATATCAGTACAAATGGCGCTACCGTCTCCGGTGGCCGTTATAATACCGCGTCCGGTCCCGCTGCGACCATTGCTGGTGGCGAGTCAAACTTCGCCACTAACCAGCACTCGACGGTTTCCGGCGGATCGCAGAATGAGGCTATCGGATATTCTTCGGTCATTGGCGGCGGCGCCTTCAATGTTGCCGGTTCTTACGCAACCATCGGCGGGGGTTCCGAAAACAGCGCAGGGGATCTCGCGACGGTTGCAGGGGGACGCGGGAACGATGCCGCCGGATGGGAGTCGTGCATAGGAGGCGGCGAACAAAACGGTTCTTTCGGGGATTACGCAACGGTGGCGGGAGGCCGACAGAATTACGCCATGGGAGAGGCCTCATGCATTGGCGGCGGATACGCAAATAGGACCACGAATGACAGCGCCGCAGTCGTCGGCGGTTATTTGAACGTCGCGTCCGGGTCGCGTTCGACCGTTTGCGGTGGTGAGCTCAACAGCGCCACGAACGACCATTCCATCGTGGCCGGTGGGTACTCCAACACAGCAGGGGGAAAGAACAGTTTTGCCGCAGGTTATCGCAGCAAGGCGTTGCACGACGGCGCGTTCGTTTGGGGTGATTTATATCCCTGGGATATCACGTCCACTACCAATAACCAGTTTACGGCGCGCTGTTCCGGCGGCGTGCGCTTTTTTTCAGACACCGGCGCGTCGGTGGGCGTCGTGCTGGCGCCCGGCGGCAACGGCTGGAGCGCGATGAGCGATCGTAATGCAAAGGAGAATTTCATCCCGGTCGAAGCGCGAGCGATCCTTGAGAAGGTAGCGGCAATGCCGGTGACCACTTGGAACATGAAGACCCAGGACCCATCCATCCGTCATATTGGCCCGATGGCGCAGGATTTTCAGGCGGCTTTCCAGGTGGGGGAAGACGACCGCCATATCAGTACCAGCGACGCCGATGGCGTGACGTTTGCGGCCATCAAAGGATTGTATGACCTGGTCCAGGAGAAGGATGCCGAAATCGCCCGGTTGACGACGAGAGACGCGGAAACCCGGGCCCGGCTCACGGAACTTGAAAGAACGCTGAAGCGCGTCAGCCAACAGATGGGGCAGCCACGACCCACCCATACGCCGGTCTACAACGCCCGTACGCCCGGAGGCATCTGAAATGAGCCACCCACACATGACCGGGACACCGCAACGCGGCAGACTCCTGGTCATAGCAGCCATCACGGCTCCACTTGCAGTCTGTCTCATGACCAACGTCCTTTTCGCCGCGGACCAATTCGGCAGTCTTGACGCGGGAGGCTGCCGCACCACCAGCGCCAACTGCATCATGGATGGTTCCCTTGGGTCCATAGGTGGCATCTCGACCGCCTCCTCGCCCCCAGAAGCCATCAAGTCCGGCTTCATCGGCCAGCTCTACGACCCCGCTGGATTCACCATCAACGCCTCGCCTACGAATGTGAACGAGGGCACAAGCCGCCAGTTGACCGCAGCACAGATCATGGACGACGATACGTTTCTGGCGTTGGCCGGGTCAGACGTGGGCTGGGACGTCGTGTCAGGTCCCATCGCCTCGATCTCCTTGGCGGCGCTTGCCACCGCCACCAACGTCTATCAGGACACCGCCGCCACCGTTCGGGGCACGTACGGGAACCTGAGCAACGACCTCGCCCTGCTGGTAGTGAACGTCACCTCCGACGACTTCGGCGTTTACGCCGGGGATGGGATCGACGACGACTGGCAGGTTTCGTACTTTGGCGAGGAGAACCCCGAGGCGGCTCCGGGCGAGGATCCCGATAGAGATGGACGGGACAATCTGTTCGAATCCTTGGCGCTCACCATCCCCACCGACCACTCGTCGTATTTCAAACTGCAAGCGCGTCCAGCGCCAGGTCAGCCTGGCAGCGTAGACCTCGTCTTCTCACCCGTCCGGACAGAACGCACCTACACGGTCCTGTATTCATTGGACCTGTCACCGTCAAATTGGAACGAACTCGCCGGCGCAACGCAGACCAACAACGGGGAAGAGCGCACCGTCACCGATCCGGATACTGCGCCCACAAGGAAGTTCTACAATGTCCGAATCAGCCGCTGACCGATTTCCCCTTCGCCTCTAGTGGGTCTGTCGATTCGACCTGTGGAAAATGACCCGTATTCACATCCGTGGCCGACCCATAAAGCATCCCCACCGGCACTTGGTATTTCGCCGCAAGATCAAGCAGTAGCCGGGCATTTTGGGCCCGGATCTCGGCCTGCTCCTCGAAGTCCTGACCCAACTCGGCATAAGAATCTTCCAGCGTGCGCAGGCCCGCCTCGACATCCGCGCGGTTCTGCTGCGCCTCCCGACCTGCGTCAACAGTCACCCTGCGAGGCCGCTGGAACCTCACCCGATGCCACCCCGGCTGATTCGCAATCAATCCTCGCTCGATGGCATCGCCAATCACGTAGGCCCAGACCGGAGTGAGGAACCGCCCAATGAGGATCATCTGGCGAAAGGAGAAACGGCGGTCGGCCTTGGCGACGACCAGGCGCACGCCTGCCCCGCCAATGCGCGAAGAGTCGGCGGCAAATTCGAAGGGCAGGACTCCAAGCGCCGAGTCGCGGCGCAGATGTTCCAGAAACCCGGTGAAGGTCGGGCTGGGGCGACCGGACGCAAAGCTATCCAACTCCTCGCCCGGCTTGAGGGCGACAAGCTTGCCACCAACGATCTTCTGGAGAGAGGCCGGGTCGCTCGAGCCTATCTCGGCAGCCCCGATCTGAAAATCCCCGGTGTCCTCGTCGGTCAAATCCCTCGGACTCTTGAGCACGCGGGCGATGTCGGAGTTGTCCTTGACCGCGTGCTTCTCCAGGGCGAGCAGTTCCATCTCGTCCAGGACGTTGTTGATCGAGTGCTGGATCACCGGGGCCGCGCGCACCGCGCTGGCGCTCTCCGGCTCAAAGACGTGCAGGACCGAGGCGGCGGGCACATCGATCCCGGCGTCATCGTCCTCGAGGATTCGGTAGAACCTCGGCCTCCCGGCCGCGTCCAGCCCAATCCCGTCCACGGTCCCCTCGCGGTCGCCCTCGCCGATCCGGTGGGCCTCGATCAACTGGATGACCGGCTCCCCGGCCGCGTCGCGAGTCTTTAGGACGAAGTATTCGCCATCGATGTCGATTCCGCGGCAGACGACCGACTGGCATTCTTCGAAGCTGAAGCGGCCGGTGACCTCGCACCGCGCCGACCACGACTTGAAATACGCCTCGGCGGCCCGGTTCCACTCCGGGTCTGGGGACTGCGCCTGCGGGCGGATGCCGTCGCCCGTGGAATAGATGGCCATGTCCCCGACCAGTTCCCGCACGAAGCCGGAATTCTTCGACAGGTAGCGAGAGCGCCGCACCAGCTCGGTGCGAACCGACGGCGCGAGATCGCGCTTGGCATCGCCTGGAGCCGCGCCCGGTACTCGTCCTCGAGCCTGCGATTGATTGGCCCCCTCGTAGGGCGAGCCGTAGCCGCCGAATGCCCAGCGCAAGGCGCCGGCCATGAACCGGGAGAAGCGCCCGCCTCGCGGTTGCCCGTTCATTGCAGCAATGATCCGCTGGCGCCGAGTCATAGGACGATCCGGCTCACGCGGGATTGCGCGGCCCTTCGGGTCCGACCGTAGATTTCGGGAGCCAGCTTCCGAAGGGCGTCCTGGCAGGCAGCGATGACCGCGTGGATCTCGTCCAACCGCCGTTTTACGACCGAAGTGCTCCCGTCGCCCCACTGGGCGAGGGTCTTCTTCAATTCGGCCTTGTGGACGCGCAGGATCTCCTCGACCTCCTCGCGCGTGAAGCCGACCGAATAATCGGGGACCGCCATCGAGCGGCGTGGGGTGTCAATCGCTCGCGCAACAGACGGAAAAGCCCACTTGCGGCTGTCCCCGAAAGTTCCCTAACCTTCACCACTATCGGTTCAGGAACCTCAATGCCGATGCGAACGTGGCTTTAAGAAATGTCTCCGAAGGTCTTCATCTCCTATAGCTGGACCAGCCCGGCCCACCAAAGCCAAGTCAAGGAATGGGCCGAGCGCTTGGTCTCTGACGGTGTCGATGTAGTCCTCGATCTCTGGGATTTGAAGGAGGGGCAGGACAAGTACGCATTCATGGAAAGAATGGTCACCGACCCTGGCGTGACCCATGTTCTTGTCGTTTCCGACAAGGCATACTCGGAAAAAGCTGATGCGAGAAAGGCTGGGGTCGGCACGGAATCCCAGATCATCTCCAAGGAGGTGTACGAGAAGGTTGACCAAACGAAGTTCATCCCACTCGTCTGCGAGTTCGCCGACGACAATACCCCGTTTCTTCCCACTTTTCTAAAATCTAGGATTTGGATGGACTTCTCGTCGCAAGAATCCGCGAATTCAAATTGGGAAAGACTGATTCGTCTCCTGTTTGGGCAGCCACTCCACCAAAAGCCCACGCTCGGAAAGCCACCCGTATACCTGATCGAGGGCGCCGCTGTCCCAACCAACCCAGCCCGCGCCAAATTTGAGACCCTTCGCCAAGCCATCCTGCAGGCGAAGCCGGGTGTTGGTCTGTATCGCCAAGCCTTCCTAGACACCTGCTATGAGTTCGCAGACTCACTTCGCGTCCGACAACGCCCCAGTGCAAACGACCTTGGAAAGATGATTTTGGAGGACTGCGGAAAACTCACCCCTGTCCGTGACCACATCGTCGATTGGGTTCTTCTGGAATCGACCGCACTCCCATCGCAGGAATTCTCAGAAGCCCTTATTGAGGCTCTGGAGCGGCTACGCGAACTCAAGTCGCGTCCCGAAGAGGTCACCTCGTGGCAGGAAGGATGGTTTGAGGCGCACAGACTTTTTGTGTACGAGACGTTCCTGTATGTCGTTGCGGGTTTACTCAAATCGCGGTCTTACGACAACCTGCACAGCATCTTCGCCACGCACTATATGCTTCCCGAATCTGATCGGTATGGGAAGGAACGCTTCTCACGTTTCGATTGCTTTCTCGCCTTCTCTGAAGCCCTGCACCCAGTCCTCGATCCCCCTGGGCAGAAGCTCCACAGCCCAGCTGCGGAACTGGTGAAGCGCCAAGCACAGCGGCCCGATCTGCCTTTTTCGGAAATCGTTCAGGCCGATCTGCTCTGCCTGCTGATGGCTTTTGTTTTCGAAGGTGTGCGCTGGTATCCCCAGATGCTTCATTACGCCAGACGTTCAAAAGACTTCCCGTTTTTCATCCGCGCAGCCCAAAGACGCAGCTTCAAGAATCTTGCAGCTATCACTGGGATCGACAGCGCCGACGAACTCAGATCGGCCGTCAAAGCGGGCCACGAAAGACTCCAAGTCGGGAACTGGCATAACTTTTGGCATGACCGGAACTTCTGGGAAGCCATGAACATGGACAACCTCGACACTGTGCAGTGACATTCATTCCGTTTTTGGTTCTTCTCGTTGCGTTGAGTCGTTGCCTTCCGCGGCCTCCCTCCCGATCAGCTTGAGCATCAGCGCCGCGCAGGTGGCCTCGACCATGCAATCCCAGTAGTGTTGCGGTCGATCCCCGATCTGCTTCCAGATCCACTTCCCGTTCTCCAGCACGCGGCGCTCAGACTCCATGTGGGCGAGGAACTCCTCGGGAACGTCGGAAGGGATCTCCCACGTCGGGCCGCGCGACGGATCCTGGTTGCGGCGCAGACGGGCGAGACAGTCCTTGCAGTTCAGATTACTGAACCGATGGACGATGCATGACATCCCCCGGCCCAACACGACACGGTGCCGAGGCGAATAGAATCTCTGCACCGTGCCCCCGCCCCGCTTGCGGTGGACGAAGGTCTCGCGCTTGTCCCCGATGAGCGCCACCCAGCCGCGCGCGGCGCACTGGCGATAAACCTCGTAGCTGGCGTAGCCCGCATCGACGAAGACCAGGCTCCGGTGAACGCGGAACCGATCCTGGGCGGCCTCGATGTCCTGCCAGGTCCCGACCTTCTCGCACCACAGCAGACGGGTGGAGCCGCCGACGGTCCAACTGCTGATTGCTAGAAAGAAGTGGTCGAGTTGCACGTCCACGGTGAGGAACCGCAGCGGAATGACCGCAGCGCCCTCGGGGAATGGCGGGGCGATGATCCGGCCCCGGATGTCGATGCCCCCCTCCTCGGCCCATTCCTCGCCCATCCGATAACCGCTGGCGGTGATCTCTAAACGGAAATCCTCCTCGTATTCCTTCCACGGGCGGGCGAGGCGCTTCTGGTGAAATTGCTTCAGGAGCGAGACGTCGCCCCGGCGCGCGGCCTCCTTGGCCCGGAGGTACATCTCGGCCAGAGCGCCCCAGCACATCGTGGAGAGGGAATTCCAGTGAAAGCCGACGTTTTCTCGCGCCGCGGTGGGATTCTGCGCGATGAACTGACCGGTTGCGTTCAATTCCCGGCGAACCCGGTCGGTATCCTCGAACTGAGCTCCGCAGCCCTCACAGCGCAATGAGGCGGTCCGGCGCACCTCCGCGAAGTCCCACGCACCGTCCTCTCCCCGGGCCGTCTTGCTCCATTCGAGGTTCTCCCATTTGAATGGCTGACGCAGATCGCAGCGCGGGCAGGCGTAGGTCCACTCCCGCATGTCGGTGGTCTCGAACTTGCGGTGGAAGTCGTCGCCGTCCTCCCCGCCCTGGCTCATCCAGACGCACTTGCCAAGCCAGCCGAACGCCGTGACCCGCGCCTCGGCCTCGGCCATGTGGCCGGGCGGATAGTTCCAGCACTCGTCGGCTAAGATCCACCGGATCGAGCGGCGCTGGAGGTTCACCCGGTTGTGCGCCCCGAGCACCCAGAGGGTCATGCCGTTGGCGAAATGGACCGTCGCCGTCCGCTTCTTGTGGCGGTCGCGGGGAAACAGCCCCTTCACCGGGGCGCACTCGTCGAAGAGCTTGTGCAGCCGACTCTCGGCCTGGTCCTTGGCGTCCTCGTCGGTCTCGTTCAGCCAGAGGGTCGGGCCGGGAAGGTTGGCGATCGTGTAGCAGAGAGCGATCTCAGCCGCCGTGGTCTTCGACGATTGAACCGCCGCCAGGATGCAGACCTGCCGCACCGCCGGATCGACGATGGCTTCCAAGGGCTCCCGGATGTGGGGTGAGTTCTCGATGCGGAACCGCCCCGGCACCGGCGAATACGGAATCGCCGCGACGTGCTCCTCGGCCCATGCCCATGGCGGGCGCCGGTCGGGCGGGCGCCATGCCTCCGACCAGATGTCGGAAAGGCGGGCGTCGACTGTGGCGACCAGAGACACTCCTCCCGAGGGAACTGTGTCAGCACGCCCCCACCCTGATCCTCGCATAAGGCGGAGTGATTTTTGAATTGCCGCCGACATGTATGTTTGCACCCCTGCCCCACCCCCCGCACAAACCGCCACTCCCACGCCGAAAAACCACCGCACTTCGCCGCCGCGAATCCCTCTTGAGTCAAAACGCCACCGAGAACAATCCTGGTCCGCCCCTACGCGAGGATTTGGGGGAGGCACGCTGCCATTGACATCGAATGGGAATCGGACTACAAAACGATCCACGCCGAGAAGAGAAACTCCAAATAGAAGAAAGGCACCAATGACCTATCGTTCCCCGTTGTGCAAGATGTGCGCCATCGGCTCCAAAGTACGGATTTGGATGTCAATTTTGCCTATGTGCCTGTTTATAGGCTGTGCAGTTACGATGTCAGATGCGAAAGGGAAGCCAAGAGGCGAAGTGGCAATCATTAGATGTTACGACGCTGTCAAAATAATGGCCGTGGACGGAAAGCCTGTACGTTCGGTGGCCACAGTTATCGTGTCGCCGGGAGAACATTCCGTAGAAGCTGGTTTCAGTGTGCTCTATTATCTTGCATCAAAAACGGATCCCGCTGGTTTTTGGCCGGGGCCGTCTGTTGTTCGTTTTACAGCACGAGCCGGTCAGAAATATCGCGCCTCATGGGACACCGGGGTTTTTAAAATAGTCGAAGTCGACAGATGGCCATCGGCGCGGTTATGATGCACGTATCTGCAGAGCAGAAGGGGTCATGAATGGCGCTAAGTTAAAGGGGTTGTGGGACGTTTTTTCGGTGGATGTAGGCCGTGCTGGATCAGGAGGATGCGCTCGCTGAACCGGCGCATGTCGCAGAGCAGCCGTTCGATGCAGCGGTGGTTGACGATGGCGCGGCGAAAGTCCCCTGCGGCGCCTGCGGACAGGTATTGGCAGATGGTGCGGATTTTGAGCTTGCGGGTCCATCTCCAGAGCGCGGGGTGAGGCTCCCGTTGAGAAGCAAGCCGTTGGCGGCGAGCTGCTCGCAGAGAATGCGGTAGCGGCTGTGCAGCCGTGTCAACCGGTCGGGGGCATGCTCTCTTTATGCGCCAACATAAGCCGTGGGGTAATACATAGGCTGTCCCTGCTCATGAAAGATTCAGGCCCCGAACGTCACCCCTTCCGGCATGCATCACCCCGCAAAACTCCTCCACGAACCGCTCCATCTCGGCCCTGATCCCCACCGCGTCCTTGCCGCAGAGCACCGGCGGCAATTCGTTGAGCAGCCGCGCCTCCATGAGAGCCCGCGCCCGCCCCACCTGGCGGGTCCATTCGCTCCGCACGTTCTCGACCTCGATCAATTCGCCGCGCCTGACCGCCAGCCGAAGCTCGCGCTCTTCGACCTCGGCGAGCAGCTTCCGGGCCTTGAGTGACGTTTCCACATCCGTGACCGGCTCCCCGCCCTTCAGCCCCTTGGCCCGCATGAATTCCCGCCACGCGGCCACGTCATGCAGGCCGTTTGCCGCCGCTTGAGGCGCGCCCTCCATTCGCTTCCACGCGTGTACCGCCTGCCGAGTAACGCCAAGTATCGAAGCAAGCTCGACAAAGTTGGCCGCAGTCACAGGCGTTGAAGCCCCCTCGCCCCCAGCTGCCATGGACTGGAGCATCGACCGCTCTTGGCGGCTCAGCTTTCCCCCGCCCTGCACCCGCCGGATCAGGTTCGAGAGGTCGCGGTTCAGGAGGCGGCGGGCGATGTCGGGCGGGAGGAAGTCCACCGCCACTCGCCCCTGTCAATCATCGGTACCGCGCTCCTATTGCTTCCCAGCAGCCTCCCGTGCCCCGTCTGGTCTCGCAGTAAGCATCTCCCGTTTCGCAGCGATGCACTCTTTATCCAGTCTATTACACGCCTCGATAAACTCGTTGCGCAGGTTCGCAATTTCCTTTTCATGCACCCGTTTAATAAATCGAGCAGTCGGCGATTCCCTTAACACTCTATCGACAAACCCCGCAGAGTAAGCACTCGGATCGACTATAATTGCTACGTTTCCTCCCATCTTCGTTTCGCTTGAAACAGTTTTTGCATACGACTCGCAATCCCCTATTTGTTTTTCCATGAGCTTTCGCCTCGCATCGGCATAAGTCGCATTCAATTTCTCCTTTTGTGCGCGAAACTCTCGCTCGACTTCGCTTAGAGGTTCTGTTATTGTCTTAGCCACTTGCGATGCTAGTGCAAACTCTTTACGTACAGCTGGTGAAAGTTTGTCCAAAGGCACCTTTTCAATTCCATTCTCGGTCATGATTATAACCGCGTCGGACGTGACTCGTGTTACTTTAACATCGGTGAATTTGCGACCATCGATTGTGGAAAAACTGATTCTCCTTCTTGTGTCTTCTTCTGACGCTTCACTGCTCAGCGCACGTTCTCCGCTAAAAAAGTGCTTAAGCAAAGGAGCCATATTTTGTGGTTTATTGGCCCAAGCTGCCCCGCTAATGCTCCGGCCTGTTGGCTTGCCATCTTCGCTTATTTCGAAGAATACAGGCAATAGAAGGACCGAGAAGCCAGCAAGCTCGGCTGCTGTTTTCCAAAGATCGGAATTGAACTGAATAATGTATGTCCCTGCAAATGCGTCTTTCGTCGCAGGATCATTAAAGCTGGATCGCAATGCCCTGCTCGGCTCGGACCATTCTGCGTAAAACTCAACAAATGGCTTCTGGCTCAGCGCCTTCGCCTTCTTGTATTGATCTCTTAGCAGAGTGATGAGTTCGCCATCGTAGGGTCTTAGAGTCGTTATGGTGAAGTCATTTTTCGAATCGTGCATCGGTGGCGTGGCCTCACTGTGGCTGGAAATTCCCCACACCAAGGAAACGGCGCAGAGTAGGCAGAGCATGGGCTTCACTATGGATCCCTCCGTGTGACGGACATTCTACGGCAAACGGCTGTCGGGATACAACAGAATCTGCCTGTTGACACGTCTCCCGCGTCGTGACCATCCACTGCGCGCACACGGCCCTGGTTGACCCGGCGACGCTGCAACCCAACCCCACGAACCCGAACCGGCACGGCGCGGGGCAGATCCAGTTGCTCGCGGCCATCATTCGGGACCAGGGCTGGCGGGCGCCGATCACGGTGAGCAAGCGCAGCGGCCTGATCGTCCGGGGCCACGGGCGGTTGGAGGCGGCGCTGCTGTTGGGCTGCGAGCAGGTCCCGGTCGATTATCAGGACTACGCCTCCGAGGCCGAGGAACTGGCGGATCTTTTGGCGGATAATCGCCTGTCCGAGCTTGCGGAACTCGACGAGGAGGGCCTCCGCAGCCTGATCGCCAAGGTCCGCGAATCGGATCCCGAGTTCGACGTGGAGTTGACCGGCTTCATGGAGGACGAGATCGCGCGGCTGTTCGAGGGCGAGGCCGACGAGGCCGATGAACAGACGATTCCCCGGATGGAGATACAGCCCTTCGAGCACCACGACTATCTGGTCTTCATGTTCCACGATCTGCGCGACTGGATGCTGGCGCTGCAACTGCTCGGGGTCCGGCAGGTCGATTACTCCATCACGCGGACAACGAAGAAGATCGGCATCGGGAGGGTTCTCCATGGCAAACGACTCATCGAACTCGCACGTAGGGCAAACGGATTGGCCGGAACTGGCGCCGATGGCCCTGCGATTAGTCATCATGAGCCGGGGCCGGCCCCGGTCGATCAGCAGCCACCGGCTGTTTCCCCAGGCGACGCTGGTCGTTCCCGAAAGCGAGCTTGAGGCCTACGCGGCAGTCCCGCTGGATAAGGTCAGCATCCCCGACACGCTCTGCGGCATCAGCGCGGTGCGGAACTGGATCCTCGCACGCTTCCCCGAGGAGTGCGTCGTCATGCTCGACGACGACATCACCGCCTGCGTCTGCATAATCGCCCCGAAGGTCCGGAGACTCTCCCCCGCCGAGACCTTGGCCATGATCGGGAACACCGCCTACTGCGCCCGAGGGGCCGGGGCGTGCCTGTTCGGATGGCACCAGCGTCCCGATCCCCGGCTCCTGCAGCGCAATGATCCGTTCGGGGTAAACCACTGGACCGGCGGGGCGCTCGGCGTGATCGGGAGGGAGTCCAAGTGGGACGAGCTGCTCCGGTGCAAGTGCGACATCGACGCGAGCCTCAACGAGCTGATGGAGCGGAGGGTCGTCTGGACCGACGCCCGGTTCTGCTTCGTGCAGGAGCGCGACAAGAACCTCGGGGGCAACTCCCTGTTCCGTTCCGCCGATCGGATCGCCGCCGAAAAGCGCTACCTCAAGAGCAAATGGAAGGCCCACATCCGATTTGAAACGTACAAGAGCCAGGAGCGCACGACCATCGACGCGCCACGGCGGCAGCCCGTCTCGCTGGACGTGTGACCGATCGCACCAGAGCACCCCCTTTGCACCCCCCGGCCCGATGGCTTCCTCACCCAACCCCACTTACCCTCAAAAACGGATGGACAACACTATTTCCGTGAACGAGGGCAAGGGGCATGGAACAGCCCACCCTCTTTGAGATGCCCGAGATGAGACTGCGCACCATCAAGGGCTACGATTTCGGCGAGGTAAGCTCGGCGATGCAGAAGGCGATCCGCAGGGGCGACGCGCGCCTCGCGGGATACTGGGCGCACGAGCTTTTCGCCAGCGGGTTCGGTCCCTACGTCTGGCGGCGGCTGCTCACCATCAGCGCGGAGGACTGCTGGGGGATCATCACCGCCGAGGTCAAGGCGCTCCACGATGGCTATGTCGAAGTGAACCGCAACGTCCCGGCCAGGAAGGCCCGCGGGCGGATCTTCATCTCCAAGGCCGTGATCCTGCTCTCCCTGGCCAAGAAGAGCCGCGACGCCGACCACCTGCAGAACCTCGTCTATGACCGGGGGATCGGCGTGGGGGCCGAGGAACTGGAGGCCGACCTTCACGACGCGGGTCGGGAACCGATCCCCGACTACGCCTACGACTGCCACACGAAGAAGGGCCGCGGCCAGGGAAAGACCAAGGCCGATTTCTTTCGGGCCGAGCAGGCGGCGCTGCGGCCCGTTGAGCCGGGGCTGTTCGACGATCTCATCGCGCGGATCGTCGAGGACTGATTCCCTTTCTCCCCATCACCACCCCACCCGTAGGGGCCTTTCTGCCTAAATAGGCCCTTTTCAAAGTCTTCAGTTACAGGCCATCCAGTAACTCGAGGGCCGTAAAACGCAGATAAACGCGGCCCGTCCCCCGGCCACTCTATAAGGAGGCGATCCGGTCTCCCCGTGCCATCAACTTTCGCGCCAACGGAGTTATCCCGCGACAAATGGCCGACAAATTTGGTGCGCCAAAACGGATGGACTCACGCGGGCCGGCCGAACGAGGTTCAGGCCATGGAAACAACATTCTTCAAGGAAGTCCGGACGGCGCTCATCGCGGCGCTCGTCCTCTGCCTGGCCATCGCGGTGATCAGGGGTGCCCTGTGAGGCCGCCCGATCCCAAGTCCGAATCGATCCGCTTCGGCGTGGAACTGGAGACCCGCGTGCCCGCGGTTAGCGGCGTCGCGGTGGGCGGGTACCACGCGGGAACCCCGGTGACCGCGGCCCCGCGCTTTGGTTTGGCGCAGTGGAGGGCCGAGCGGGACGGGTCCATCACCTACGGCCCCGACCAGCGGCCCTGCGAGTTCGTCTCCCCGATACTGCACGGCCCCGCCGGGGTCGAGGCCCTGTGGGAGTTCATGGGCTGGATGGGCGAGATCGGGGCGAGCGTGAACGCCTCCTGCGGCTGCCACATCACCGTGGGGATCGAGAGCGCCATCGGGACCGACGACCTTGGCGCGGTGAGCGAGTTCATCCGCAAGCTCGCGCACATCGCCCACTGGCACGCCAAGGCGATCTACGGGCAGACCGGGGCCGGACGCCACGCCAACCGCTACAGCGCGGCGCTGTCCCCAGACGTGGCCTTGCACATGCGCCGCGTCGTGCAGAGCGACGACGAGTACGCCAAGGCGAGCGCCGCCGATTCCTGCGGGCGCGGGATGGTGAACTTCAAGAAGGCGTTCCGCCGCGCGGGCGGTCGATTTGCCGGGGTGGTGGAATTCCGCGCGTTCGCCGGCACGACCAACCGGCTCAAGGTGCTCCACCACCTCGCCACCGTCCTCGGGCTCTGCCTCCGGGCCGCAGAGGTCCAGTGCCTCGGTGCGTTCAACCGGAACAAGCTGCAGGCGTCACGGACCCGCTCTGCGGCCGAGTCGCTGGATTTCCTCTGGAACTACCTCGGCTGGACCAGGCGCAACCGCCCCGTGGCCCTCGGGCTCTTCGGGAGGCTGCACGACCAGTGGAGCACCCACGCCGAGGTGGCCAAGCGACTCTGCGAGAAGTTCGACCGGGAGTACCCGGCGGCGGCGATCTGAAAGGGAGGACACCGATTATGTGCGTGATACTGGTGTGCCCCAAGGGCGTGCGGCCCAATGCCGAAACCCTGCTGGCCTGCGAGCGGGCCAACCCGCATGGCGCGGGCGTCGCTTGGCGGGAGAAGGATGGCCGGATCGGCTGGATCAAGAACCTCTGCGCCGACGAGGTCGGCCAGATGCTTGCCGAGGTCGAGGGCGAGGCGGTGGTCCACTTCCGGTGGGCCAGCGTCGGGGGAGAGGACCCGCTGCTCTGCCACCCGTTCCCCGTGAGCGGCAGGGCCGAGGCGAAGATCTACGGCACCGCGAGGAAGGTGCTCTTCCACAACGGGACCTGGGTGCGGTGGGAGGAGGGGCTGGAGCGGATGCTGCGGCTGGGCCGCTGCGGGGAGCCGCCGGGGCCGATGAGCGACACCCGCGCGGCCGCGCTGGCGGTGCGGTGCTTCGGGCCTGATTTCTTGAAGACCCTGCCGGGGCGATGGGCGCTCTTGGACGCGGATCGCACGCGCCTATTCGGCGATTGGGTGCGGTGGCACGGGATGATGGTCTCCAATACGGCGTTCGTACGGCGGGCCGGGCCCGCGAGAACAACGCGGCGATACGGGCGATGCGACGACGGGCCACGAGAGCAACTGAGCCTTTGGGAGGGCGACGCATGAGGCTCTTCAAGGTGCTGGCGTCGCGGGGCGGGAGGATCGTCTTCGACGAGCGGGTGCGGGCCAACTGCCCCCGTGAGGCGCGGGCCAAGCTCAAGGAGCGGCTGCGCGCCGAGTCCTTGGTCGGGATCGTGTATTCGATAACCGAGATCCCGCTGGAGATCCTCCGCGAGATCGTGGACGCCAGGGCGGCAGAACTGGCGCTGCGCGGACCCCGCAGGCGCGTGGACGTCCCCCGATTGTTGGACGCCGCGGTCGAACACCGGCTCGCGCCGTTGACCGCGAGGGTCGAGGCGCTGGAGGCGGCGCGGGGCCGGACGGGCGCCAGCGCCCAGGGCGCTCACCGCTTCGACGCCTTCACCCCACCCACCCCGGCCCCCGCCAACGCGGCGATAACGGGCGATAACGCGGCCCAGCGAAGGGCCATCACCGGACCCAACTGGCGGGAGATCCGCGCCCATTACCGCAGGACCCGCAGCCCGAAGCAGACCGCGGCCCTCTTCGATGTCCCGCTCAACACCCTCAAGGCCCGCATCCGTCGGGAGGGATGGTCCCGATGAAACCAGTACCCGCAGAACCCATGGCCTTCCGGCCCAAGGGCGCCCACGACCTGATCGGCCGGCCCGCGCACGTGGCAGAGGCCCTGCTGCGAAAGGCGCGGCGATTGCGCCAGTCCCCATCCTCCAACCTCCGCGTCCTGCTCTACGGCCCTCCGGGCGTCGGCAAGACCACGATCGCGGAACTGGTCGCGGCAGAGCTGACCGGCGGGCAATCCCTCTGCGTCGAGGAGGCCAACGGCAAGATGGTCAGCGCGGAGACCGTGCGGCTTTGGATGGCTTCGCTGGCCCACGCCGGGAACCTCTTCGGAGACTGGTCGGTGGTGCTGGTCAACGAGGTGGACCGCGCCTCCCGCGACGCGCAGGACCTGCTGCTCTCCTACCTCGACAAGATGCCGCCGGGGCGCGCCTTCCTCGCCACCAGCAACCTCGACCTGTCCGCCCTGACCGACAGGTTCCAGTCGCGGTTTCAGGCGATCCGCCTCGAGGCCCCTGCCACCGAGGAGATCGCCGCGTTCCTGCGGGCGCGATGGCGCATCCCCGCCGACCTCGCCGCGCGGATCGCGGTGGGCTCGGGCGGCAACGTCCGGGCCGCGCTCTTGGACCTGCAGACCTTCCTCGACGCGGCGGACGCCGCACCGAAGCCGACGAAACCCAACCCCAACCGAAACGGAGAACGACGACATGCCAGACGCAGCAGAATTTGATCCCTTGGAGGACGGAGGTGCGGATAGCACCGACCACCGCAACCCGCGAAGGCGGTGGCGCGAGCCTGAACCCAACGACGTGGGCATCCTCATCCAACCGGAGGAACGCCACGACCTGGGGCGGTTGGTGCTGTACGACGAGGCACGCCGGGAGATTGACGCGGCACTGCGCTCGGTCCTGATGCGCGAACAATTGGAGGCGATCTGGCGCCTGTCGCAGATCCAGCCGCAGTCGGGCCGCTGCATCCTCAACTTCTACGGCCCGCCCGGAACCGGCAAGACGCGCGCCGCGCTCGGGATCGCCCGCCGCCTCGGGAGGCCCCTCTATCAGGTCGATTATCCTGCGGTCATATCGAAGTACCTCGGCGATACCGCCAAGCACATCGCCCTAGCCTTCCGCCGAGCGACTGAGGAGGCCGCGGTCCTGTTCTTCGACGAGGCCGACAGCCTGCTCTCCCGCCGCGTTCCGGTGGGCGAGAGCTGCTCCACCTCCATCAACCAGAACCGCAACGCGCTCATGCAGGAGCTGGACCGCTTCGGTGGGGTCGTCATCACGACCACCAACCTGTTCGGCAACTACGACCCCGCGCTGCTGCGGCGCATCGCCCGCCACATCAAGTTCCGGCTGCCCAACGCCGCGATGCGCGAGGCCATCCTGCGCGCCCACCTCCCGAATTTGGAACGGGTGGACGCCGACCTCCGAGCCGTCGCCACCGAGGCCCGCGGACTCTCCGGCGGCGACCTGCTCAACGCCTGCCTCAACGCGATCCACGCCGGAAGCGCCGACCCGGACCCCGCCCGGTGGCGCGTCACGGCCACCCACCTGCTCGACGAGATCGCCCGCATCCGCGCCGCCAAGGCCGACCACGCGGGCGGCAACGGGCGACGGCGCCGCAACCGCTTCCCCGAGAACCTGAGCAACTGAGAACCGCAACCGAAAGGACAGAACGAAGATGAAACCCAGCCATTACCGGAGAGCGCGCTCTAGGGAGGCGTTCTACGACTACCGGCACTGCATCGTGTGCGGCAGGGAGCACGACGCCGCGCACCTCGGGTTGGCGCAGCGCGAGGTCCACGCCGTGGCCTGCTCGTCAAAGTGCGCGCAAATCGGGTACCTCGCCCGCTTCGCCTGCTGCCACCGGGCCGAACCCATCAACTGCGTCTGCGTTTGCGCGACCCGCTGCCCGGTCCACGGCGAGCGGCACTGCGGCAGCCATGACTGAAAGGAAACCGACATGGACGAGAGAACCGCATTCATGCTGGCCAGGGCATTCGTGGACACGTGGCTCGCGCGGACCCACCGCCGCTCCACCTACCACTACGCCACCGTCAGGGCCGACGCCCTCGTGGCCATGGCCCGCGTGCCCGCGCCCGAGGACTCCTACCTCAGCCTGGACGGGGAGGTCGCCGCCGTGCGCGACCTGCTGGCCAAGGGCTACCGCTGGATCCGCACCGACGGGGAATGGGCCGTCTTCGAAAGGGCCATCCACGCGCCCCGCCGCCCAAACGATGAACCCAACGATGAAAGGACCGAGCCATGAAACAGAACCAAATCATCGAACACGACCGATGCCGGATGCGGCTCCCCGCCAATGGGCTCTGCCCGATCTGCGGCGAGGACGTGAGCCTCACCGGGCGCGTGACCACCAACGGCAGGCTGATCGCCACCTGCGGCGACGCCTTCACCGTGAAGCAGTGGCTCCACGACCGGCGGTCGGAGGAACTGGGGGAACAGTGGTGAGCGCCCTTATCCCAACCCTCGCCGCGCAGGAAACGGGCCGTAAGCCCCTGATAAACGCGGAATCCGCGGGGGCCAACACGGACTCCCCATGAGGCTCCGGGAGACATCCGCCCAGGATCCGAAATCACGGCTCTGCGCCGCGGGCGCCGCCGCCCTGAGCGATTCCGAACTGGTCGGCGCGCTCCTCGGCAACCCCGGCACCGCGGATCGTCTCCTCTCCCGTTTCGGCGGCCTCGAATATCTCGCCCGCGCGGCGCTCCCCGGTAGTGTCCAGAATCTTTCGCACATTCTCGGTTGGGTCATCGGTTGAGTGGTTGGTTGGTATTGGTTCGTTCTAACAAGGAAGGGTTGTTCTGGGGGCGTCAACCCGCGGCGGCCAAGCCGGGCCCCCGAAGGGCCGGCTGGCAGAGGCCGCGAGGGTTGTGGGCAACCCGCCAGGGTTGTCCAAACCGCCGGAAACAACCCGCCCGCGAAGGTCCTCATTCATGCCGTTGCCGCGGCTTCGGCGGGCGCGTTGAGCCGGTCCATGTCCATGTACTTTCGTGTTCCCCACTTGGTGCCCGCGATGTGCCGCAGCCTCGCGCAGACCAGCATCAGGGCGCTCTGGCCGTCGGGGAACGCGCCGACCACGCGGGTCCGCCGCCGGATCTCGCGGATGATCCGCTCCAGCGGATTGTTGGTCCTGAGGCTGCGCCAGTGCTCGCGCGGGAAGCCCATGTAGGCCAGCGTCTCGGCGATGGCCTCCCGCACCATCGCCGCGGCCTCCGGCAACTTCATCTCCCGGAGTTTCGCGGCCACCGACTCGGCCTTCTGGGCCGCGGCCGCCGCGTCCTCCTGGGCGTGGATGGCCTTGAGCATCGCCACCACTGTGGCGACCTTGGAGGTGGGCACCTTCGTCATCACGTTGCGGTAGAAGTGCACCACGCAGCGCTGCCAGCGGGCGTCCGGATAGATCTCCCCGAGCGCCTCCAGAAGCCCCAGGCATTTGTCGCTCACCACCAGCCGCGGGCATTCCAGCCCGCGGGCCTTGAGATGCCGCAGGA